GGAACCGTCGCCCGCCTCGACCCAACGCGCTGATCGCGGCGGCCGCACCGGTGGACCGGGGTGAAGGCAAGACACGTCGTCCTGGGTACATCGAGTGGCAGAACGACGCGTGGGACATGTACGACGCGCTGGGCGAGTTCCGTCGAGGTGTGGAGTGGTTGGGCAACGTGCTCGCACGCGCACGCCTTGTGCCCGCTTACGCACCGGAACGACCGGGTGACGAACCCGAACCCATCGATCCGTCGTCCGACGACCCCGCCGTCGCGTACGTCGAGAGCATTGCCCACGGCATCGGCGGGCAAGCTGAACTACTGCGGTCAGCGACGGTGCACCTCACGGTGCCGGGTGAGGGCTGGTTCATCGGCGAGGTGAATCCCGCAGCCGACGTCGATCCGAACGACGCGGCCGAGGCGTCGTGGAAGTTCTACTCCGCCGATGAGATCCGCAAGGCGAAGGGTAAGCTGACGGCGGGTGCATCGGACATCGAGGTGCAAGTCGATGACGGCAAGTGGATCCCACTCGCCGCTGAGTCGTTGCCGATCAGGGTGTGGAAGGCTCACGACCGCTTCCACTGGAAGGCCGACTCCTCGACGCGTGCCGCGCTTCCGATCATGCGACGGCTCGAGCTGCTGAACCGACACATCGATGCGCAGGCGCAGTCACGCCTCGCGATGAACGGTGTGTACTGGGTCGCACAGGAGATCAACTTCCCCGCCGATCCGAACTTCCCCGATGACCCCGATCCCTTCATCGGTATGTTCATGCGGACCGGCACGACCGCGATTAAGACACCTGGGTCGGCCGCTGCCGCACTTCCGCTCGTCGGGCGTGCACCTATGGCGGCCATCAAGGACGGTCTGCGGTATGACACGTTCTGGTCCGAGGCCGACAGCGAGCTGCTCGCGAAGCGGGAGTCGGAGATCCGACGCCTCGGCACCGCGATCGACGTACCGCCCGAGGTGCTCCTCGGCCTCGTGGGCGTGAACCACTGGGGCGCGTGGCAGATCGAAGAGTCGGCACTCAAGACGACCATCACAAGCTTGCTCGAGTTGATCTGCTGGTCGCTTACGGTTGGGTACCTCACGCCCGCGCTGGCCGGGGAGCGCGCACTTGCCGAACCGCTGGCGGCTGAACTCGGCGAACCTGCGCGGGGTGAGCGGCGCAGGCTTGTCTGGTACGACTTGTCCGAGTTGACGGTTCGACCTGATCGCTCACAGTCAGCCATCACGCTGCACGAGAACCTCACCATCAACGATCACGCTACGCTGCGAGAGACTGGCTTCGATGAGTCGGATCTGCTCACGGACGAAGCAGAGCTACGACGTCGTATCGGGCTGAAGGCGGTGGGTGATCCCGCAACCATGGCCGTGGGGCTGGAGCTGCTGGGCATCGAGACGAAGGCAACCATCGGCAACGTCGCCGAGCCTCCGGGTCCTGCACCTAACGGAGACCAGCCGGCGGGTGAGGTCATCACTGTGCCCGACACCCGGGACGTGGCGCCGCCTGCTCCGCCGGCGGCGGCGCCGCGTCCCACACAACCTCCGTCGTGAAGCGACAGGCCGCACTTACACAGCGACAGCTCGACGCGCTCGTTGCGCGTGCGGAGGAACTGTTCGCCCAGGCCATCAAGCGCGCGTTCAACGCAGCGGTCGTCGCGATGCAGCAGGGCGTTACGGCGGCGGCCGCCGAGCCGTTCGTGTCCGTGGATGACGCACAGGCGGCGCAGGTCGCGTGGCAGCGCGAGATGGCGAACCTGACGCCCATCATCAGTGAGGCGTTCGAGGCGGGAGCCATCGGCGTGATGGGTGCGGCGGGTAAGCTTAATCTGCCAACGAAGGTCGCTCCCATTCTTAACCAGCTCGCCGCCGAACACATCGCCTCCTCGACGAACCGCATCGCGCACCTCGGCGATGATGCGTGGAACGCGGTGCGTACCTCGATGCTCGAGGGCTTCAAGAACGGCGAGTCGATCCCGAAGCTGAGCGCGCGCATTCGACGTGAGGGTCGACTTACGGCTAGTCGTGCACGTACGATCGCGCGTACCGAGATCATCAGCGCGTCGAACGCCGGCAGCTTTCAAGGAGCGAAGGTCGCACCTCCGTCGATCCGACCGCGAACGAAGGAGTGGCTCGCGACCGGCGATGACCGTACACGTGAGTCGCATCTTGAGGCTGACGGCCAGGTGGTCGACCTCGATGACACGTTCACCGTCGGTGGTGCACAGATGCGATACCCAGGCGATGAGCACGCTCCTGCCGAGGAGATCGTGAACTGTCGGTGCACGATCCTCTTCGACACAGGTGAAGAAGTCGAGACCTAGAACTCGAGACCTGGCCCGCTAGGCACTGAGCCTGCTACCGTACCTCCGCGTCTAGGAGGTACATATGCCTTGGCACGTAGTGGAAGGACATGCTGACTGTCCTTCGAGCACACCTTGGGCCGTCGTGAAGGACGATGACGGCTCGGTCGAGGGATGCCACGCGACCGAGCAGGAGGCCAACGATCAGATGGCCGCGCTCTATGCGTCCGAGCCTGGCGCCGAACCCGGCGCCGAGGACGCCGTCGTGCAGAGCGTGTACACGAACGGCTACCCGCTCCCCGCTGAGGCATACTCGCTGGGCAAGTGGCGCGGCGTGCTTGCGGTCGAGGAGGTCGAGACCGGTGACGGTCGACTGTTCGTCGAGAACGCGCTCGTGTGGCGCGACCTGCCGCTTACGATCGACTGGCAGCCGAAGACGGCGGAAGAGCACGAGCAGTCCGTCATCGTCGCGCGGCTCGAGACCATCACCCGTGACGGCGTGATCGTTAGGGGCGAGGGTACGTTCGACATGGCCGAGGGGAGCGACGGCGCCGAGGCCCATCGGCTCGTGCACGCCGGCATGCTGCGCGGACTCTCGGTAACGCTTGATGACATCAGTGACCAGGACATCGAGATGATCTGGCCTGAGGAAGATGACGAGATGGGTGATGGGCTGGACATGCTGTTCGCGATGCCCGAGCTGATCAAGTTCCATCACGGCCGGATCATGGGCGCGCTCCTCACACATCAGCCCGCGCTGCAGGAGGCGTACCTCGAGCTGGTTCCTGACGATGAGAACGCGGCGCCGGCGGCGTCGGGTTCACCGTCATACAGCTCGTCGTCCGTCGGTATGTTCACCGTCGTCGCGCCGCACACGACCGATTCGACAGACGAGCCCTGGGACGCGGGACTGAACGAGGCACGGCTTCCGTCGCCGATGACGTACGAGACCGCGCGTAACGCGTATGCTTGGGTTGACGGAAGCAAGATCACCGACGGGCAGGTCGAGAAGGCGTCGTGCGAGATGCTACATCACCACATCGGCACCAGCGGAACGCCTGGGCGCGCGAACGTCACGGCGCTCGCCGCCGCCATCGGCAAGCTGAACGGTGCCAGCGGTGGATCGGGCATTCCCGCCGGTGATCGGCAGGCGGTGTACGATCATCTCGCACAGCACATGCGTGATGGCGGGCGCGAGCCCGAGCCGCTGTCGTCGCTCGAGGAGGCGGAACAGTTGAAGTCACTAACCGCCGCGCTGACACTGGTCGCCGATCCACCCATCGAGTGGTTCCGTAACCCGGGCCTGCGCACACCTACGCCGTTCACGATCTGCGATGACGGTCGAACCTACGGGCACCTCGCCGTATGGGGCACGTGCCACACGTCGTTCACGGGCCAGTGCATCACCCCGCCGCGCGAGGATGACTTTGCGTACTTCACGACGGGCGAGCTCGTCACACGGGAGAAGGCACGTGTCCCCGTCGGCGTGCTCACTTTCGGCACCAATCACGCACCCATCCACCTCGGCGCCCGACCTGCGGTCGAGCACTACGAGCACACGGGTCACGTAGCGGCGGACGTCGCGTGCGGTGCGGATAAGCACGGCATCTGGGTCGCGGGCGCCGTTCGGCCGGACCTCACCGAGGGGCAGATGCGTGCCCTCCGTGCCTCCGCACCGTCCGGCGACTGGCGCCGTATCGGCGGCAGGATGCGTCTTATGGCCGCGCTGCTCGTGAACGTGCCTGGGTTCCCCATCCCGCGCATGAAGTCGTTCGCCCACGACGGCGTGCAGACGGCGCTTGTGGCCTCGGGCGTGTATCGTGCTACCGGCCCGAAGTCACGTGTGCCCGATGCGGTCGTGGATCGCATCGCGCGTTCCATTGGTCGTGACAAGATGTCACGCCTGCACGAACGGGTACACCCGAGATAGGAGAACACCGTGGGCTGTAACTGCGGCAAGGCAAGAACGGAAGCGATGACGGCGGCGGCCATCGAGGCGCAACGACTCGAGCAACGCATCGCCGAAGAGACGGCGAAGGCGGCCTCGGGCGAGCACGATCCCAAGCCGCTCGTACGTGTCATCCGACGTTAACTTCATCTGATGAGTTGACACACCGTGACACTGCGATTACCTTCAGCACAACTCCACCAGCAAGGAGCATAACGGCATGAGTACAATGCGGCGCCACTCCGGCATCTTCGCCTTCGAAGCGCAGGGCACCAACGACACGCGTGACGGCGAGAACGACAACGACATCGTCATCCCGCCGCAGGAAGAGCTGGAGGCGATGGCCGATGACGATCTGCAGGAACTGCATGATCGTGCCGTGGCCGCGTTCGATGAGCTCTACGACGCGCATCCCGATGACACGGAGAGCGTCGCTGTACTCGGCGAGCTCGCCGACGCCATCGACACGCTGCGGACCGAGACGAATCGGCGCGAGCAGGTACGAGCCGAGGCAACGGCGCGTGCCGAGGAGCTTCACGGTCGGATCCACGGCGAGGAAGAGAGCGAGGAAGGCGAAGGCGAAGACGCCGAGGGCGAAGGTGAGCCGGATGCCCAGGCCGAGACTCCGCCTCCGCCCGCACCGGAGCCTGAACAGAAGCCGGAGGCGATCGCGGCCGCAACGGTCCCCGCGCAGCCACGACGCACGCAGCGGATCAACGTGCCGCTCTCCGAGATCCGTGCACGCGCGCCGCAGCACGAGGTCGCCGAGGAGAGGCTCGCGATCACCGCCGCCGCCGACGTCCCGCACTTCCACGCAGGTCAGCGGTTCGATGACATCAGTGAACTGTCGGCCGCGTTCTATGAGCGGGCGCGCACTACGCCGGTCTCGGCGTCGGGCAACCCGGTCGGGCCGAAGATCGCAACGATCGAGCGCAAGTTCGACCACGTGATCACGCGCGACACGTCACAGGCCGAGGTCGACCGGATCATCCGGGAGCTGACGGACCCGCAGAAGCTCGAGGACGCGCTGGTCGCCGGCGGTGGCTGGTGCGCACCGAGCGAGATCACGTACGACTTCTTCAACATCACCTGCGAGGACGGCGCTGTCGACGTGCCGTCGGTCGGCATCACGCGCGGCGGTCTTCGCTTCCCGGTGTCGCCGAGCTACGCCGAC